GACGTCGGCGGCGGCGGGGACGAGACGGTGATCCGGGAGCGGCGCGGCCGCCAGGCCGGGCGGGAGTGGCGGGCGCACACCGACCGGCCCGAGGCGCTGGCGCCGCTGGTGCTGAACGCGATCCGAGAGTCGGGCGCCACCCGCGTCAAAGTCGACAGCATCGGTGTCGGGTTCGGGCTGGTCGGGGAGCTGCGGAACATGGCGCAGCAGGGGCTGCACGCCGCGCAGATCATCGCCGTCAACGTCGCCGAGAAGTCCAGCCAGCCGGACCGGTTCGTCAACTTGAGGGCCGAGCTGTGGTGGGAGGTCGGCCGGGGGCTGTCCGAGCGGCGCGGCTGGGACCTGTCGAGCATGGACAACGCCGACACCACCGTCGCCCAGCTCCTGGAGCCCCGCTGGGACGTCGACGCCCAAGGCCGCATCCGCGTCGAGCCGAAGGACGACATCATCGCCCGGCTCGGCCGGTCCCCCGACAACGCCGACGCGCTGCTGCTGGCGTTCTACGCCGGTGCCGATCCGACGACCGACTACTTCGAGGAGCTGCGCAGGCAGCGGCAGGGCAGGAGGTGAGCATGGCTCGTCTCTGGCGCCGCCGCCGTGCCGGCACCGCCGACCAGGCGGACGCGGTCAAGGCCGCCCCGCGGGGCGGTGGGGCGATGGTGCCGCTGTCGGAGGTCATCGCGGCGCTCAACCAGGGCGGCGTGCAGCCGGTCGCGCCGATGGCCGAGCCGATGCCGCGCCCGGAGGAGTGGACGCGTGCGCCGTTCGGGCCGGGCATGCCGCTGCTGCCCGCGCCGATCAACGCACCCCGCACGGATACCGGCCGGGCCGAGCCGCGCGTGTGGGACTACCCCACGTCGTGGAACATCTACACCAACCCCGACCGGCTGGTGCCGTGGGAGACGCTGCGGTCGGCTGCGGACGCGCCGCTGGTGCGGCAGTGCATCGAGCACCGGCAGCGGGAGCTGACGGGGCTGGACTGGGACATCACCGTCTCGCAGGGCGCCATCGAGGAGGCGGTGCAGCACGGCGCGTCCAAGGCCGAGGCGGTGCAGGCGCTGCAGCGCAAGCTGGCCCCCGACATCAGGCGGCTGGTGGAGTTCTGGCAGCAGCCCGACCCCGAGCAGGGCCTGGAGTTCGACGCGTGGCTGTGGCAGCTGATCGAGGAGCAGCTCGTCCTGGACGCCGTCGCGATCTACCCGCGTGTCACCTACGGTGGTGACCTGGTCGCGTTGCGCGTCATCGACGGGTCCACGATCAAAGTTCTGCTGGACGAGTACGGGGCGCGTCCCGCGCCGCCGGCGCCCGCCTACCAGCAGATCCTGCATTCGTTCCCGCGGGGGGAGTTCACCGCCGAGGTGGACGCCGAGGGCAACACCCCGGGTCTGACCGCCGACCAGCTGATCTACCGGCGGCGTGCGGTGCGGACGTGGACGCCGTACGGGTTCTCCCCGGTGGAGCACGTGCTGGTCGACCTGGACCTGTGGTTGAAGCGGCACGCGTGGATGCTGGCGGAGTACACCGAGGGCGTCACCCCGGAGATGGTGCTGAAGACCACCGGGGGGTCGCAGTGGACCGCGCGGCAGCTGCTGGACTACGAGCGCGACTTCAACGACCAGATGTCGGGCAACCTCGGGGAGCGGCGGCGGGTGCGGATTCTGCCGCCCGGCCTGGAGCCCGCGCAGCTGCACGACGGGCAGGAGAAATACCGGCCCGACTACGACATGCACTTGATCAAGCTCGTGTGCAGCCACTTCGGGGTGCCGCCGACCGAGCTGGGCTTCTCCGAGACCAAGGGCCTGGGCAGTGCGGGGTTCTCCGAGGGGCAGGCGTCGATCAACTACAAGATCGGGCTGGTCCCCGACGCCAAGTGGTGGGCCCGGCTGTTGACGCGGATCTCGCAGACGCACCTGGGCATGCCCCGGGAGCTGGAGTTCCGGTTCCTGGGGATCGACGAGGAGGACGAGCGGGACGCGGACGCGATCGCCGAGGCCCGTGTCCGGTCGGGGCGGATGACGTTGAACGAGGCGCGCGACGTGTTGGGGCTGCCTCGCTATGAGGTGCCGGAGGCGAACCGGCCGATGGTGTTCACCGGGTCGGGTCTGGTGCCGGTGGAGGGCGCGGCCGCCCCGACGCCCGCCCCGATCACGCCGCCCGGCGCGGCCCGGGCAGACGAGAAGACTTCGCCGGGAGGCGGAGCGGGGGATGGAGAGGGGGAAGGTGGCGAGCCCGGCCCGGCCGCGGGGCAGCGGGACGCGGCCAAGGCCGAACTCGCCACCTTCCGCCGCTGGGCCCGCAAACACCCCGAGGCGGCGAGGCCGTTCGAGTTCACCTCGGACCCGGGTGTGCTGCTGGAGCTGGCACCGGACCTGGCCGACGATCCCCGCGCCGTGTTCAAAGCCGCCGACGGTGACGAGGGCGCCGGGGGTGACGGCGACCCAAAAGCCCAGTGGGCGGGCTGGGCTCACGATGAGGCCCTGGCCGGCCACTACGCGGGTGTGATCGCCCGCGCGCTCGTACGGGCCGTCAAACCCACGCAACTGGCCCGCGAATGGATCAACGCCAACCCCACCCAGAAAGCGCCCGTGCGGCTGCCTGAGCCGCGCGTGTGGCTCGACGAACGCGGCACCACCGCCTACATCGCCGCCGCCCTCGACGGGCCGCTGACCGACCTGTGGGCCGAAGGGGCGCTGCTCGGCGACACCGCCGCCCGCGCCGCCGCCACCGGCCGGCCACCGGACTGGCAGGGCTGGCAGCCCGGCCAACCCGCCAAGGCCCGCCGCCGGTTCGGCGGCCTGAAGGGCCTGGCCGGGCGGGTACGGGACACGGTCCGCACGATCACCCGGACTCGTGTCGCCGACCTGGCCCGCGTCCTGCGCCGGGGCCGCGACGCCGGGTGGACCGCCGAGCAGCTCGACGCCGAGATCCGCCGCATCCTCGACGACGCCGCCGCCCGCATCGCGTTGACCGAGGTGACCGCCGCCAGCTCCCATGCCGCCCGCCTGGCGTACGCGGACGTGGGCGTGGCGCGGGTGCGGTGGGTGACCGACCCGGGCAGCAACGTCTGCCCGGTCTGCCTGACCAACGAGGCCGACGGCGCGGTCGACGTCGGCGAGGCGTTCTCGTCCGGCGACACCGAACCGCCCGCACATCCCAACTGCCGGTGCTCGCTGCTGCCGGCCACCTGAGCACGAAGGAGCACCCCTGTGGACACCATCACGCAGGCGTATGCCGCCGAGATCGTCAAGGCCGAGCGTGACGACGCCGGTGACCTGATCGTCTACGGAAAGGCCACCGGCCCGGACGTCGACCTGGACGCGCAGGTTTGCGACCCGGAGTGGCTCCGCCAGGCGATGCCCGCGTGGATGGAGTGGGGGAACCTGCGGGAGATGCACCAGCCGATCGCGGCCGGGGTGGGTCTGGAGCTGGAGCAGCAGGGCGACTCGTGGTTCGTCAAGTCGCGCGTGGTCGACGAGGGCACCGCGCGGAAGATCGAAGCCGGGGCGCTCAAGGGGTACAGCGTGGGGATCAAGAACGCGCGGATCGTCAAGGACGGGTCCGCGCCGGGCGGCCGGATCGTCGGCGGTGAGATCGTCGAGGTGTCGTATGTGGACCGGCCGTGCAACCCGACCGCGACCCTGTCCATCGCCAAGGCCGTCGGCGCGCAGCTGGCGCCTGTGGAGGCCGACGACGACCGGGCGCGTGCTGTCGCGCTGGTGTCCAAGGCGGTCGGCCCCGACGGCGAGATCGACGAGACCGCCGACATCGAAGGGGGCCTGCAGGCGATCGCGCTGATCGCCGGTCTGATCAAGAACGAGGCGGACGAGCTGGCCGCCGGGCACCTGGACGAGACCCGCGACATCGAGCTGCTCGTGCGCGCCGCCGAGCTGCTGCGGTACTTCGTCAAGTGCGAGGCGAAGCAGCAGGCCGGCATCAACACCGCCGCCCCGGCCGACGGCGGCGGTGGGGAGGTCGCGTACGTCGGGCTGGCCGCCCGGCTCGGCATGTCCGCCGAGCTGGCGAAGCGGGACTTCTCCCAGGAGGAGCGCGAGGAGGCCGCCGAGGAGGGGCAGGCGCTGCCCGACGGGTCGTTCCCGATCAAGAACAGAGAAGACCTGCGAAACGCGATCCGTCTCGCCGGGCACGCCAAGGACCCGGCCCGGGCGCGGGAGCACATCAAGCGTCGCGCCCGCGCGCTCGGCGCCGAGGACATGATCCCCGACTCGTGGAAGACCACCGAGCCGACCAGCGTCGGGGCC